ATGAGGTGTTTATACCCCAGAACGAGTCGATAAGTCATGATTAAGGAGCCTCTAGTCATAGTTGGTGGCACATCGGCTGAAATCGTCTCAGATCGGCCCACATCGGTTTTTTTGCCGGTAACAGCTCCACGAATCCACTCGCCGCTCAATGATTTGCCTTCACGCGGCTTTGAACTCATTGATTTTGCCGAGCAGATCATTCCGGGCGGCTTTATGCCGTGGCAAAAGTGGCTGGCCGAGCATAGTCTCAAGGTAAAGCCGGATGGCCGCTACCATCACCCAATTACGGTTGCCACCGTTGCCAGACAAAACGGAAAATCGACCTACATGATGGCCCGGATCATGATGGGCTTGTTCCATTGGAATGAATCCTTGCAGGTTTCCACAGCTCACCGATTGGTTACATCGCTCGAGCAATTTAGAGCCATTGTGCAAATCATCGAGGAAAATGCCGATTTGGCAAATCAAGTAAAGCGAATCCGCTGGCAACATGGGGCCGAGGAAATTCAGACTACGGCCGGCAATCGATTTATTATCAAAGCTGGTGGATCGGCGGCTCGTGGATTGTCAAAACCGGAAAGCATCCACATGGATGAAATCCGTGAGTTACATGACATGGAGACATTTGCCGCGATGCGCTATACCTTGATGGCTGCCAAAAATCCGCAAGTCAATTGTTTTAGCTCAGCCGGTGATTCGCACTCAATTGTGCTGAATCAGCTGAGAGAACGCGGAATGGCGGCAGCTAGTGGTGCAACCGATGATGTGGGCTATTTTGAGTGGTCGGCACCGACTGATGAAATTACATTGGAAAATGCAGCTTTTGCCAATCCCGGCCTCAACATAACAATCCATCCAGATAACATCCGGGCCGTCTTTAATGATCCTCCAGATGTAGTCATGACCGAGGTTTTAAATCGTTGGGTGCAGACAATTTCAAGCGTTGTAGGTGCCAAAGAATGGCAAGCCTGTGGCGATGAAAGAATTGACCTCGATGAGGACAAACTCACATGGATGGCCATTGACATTTCACCGGACAGAAAACACGCAGCACTTGTGGCCGCCCAAAAGCTTGGATCGGAGAATTTTATTGTGAAGCTGTTGCACACATGGGAAAACTCAATTCAGCTAGATGATCGGGCAATTGCCAATGATGCAGCCGCCTATTGCCGCAAATACCCCATTGAGTATTTGTTATACAGCCGCCGAACATCTGGAGCTGTTGCCGCCCGGATGCAGCCAGCCGGTATCCCGATCCATGACATGGACAGCGATTACCCACAAGCGTGTGATGAGCTTTTGGGCGCAATAAATTCGAGCAGGCTCAAACATAGAAATCAAAGCTCACTCACCGAGCAAATGCTTTCAGCGGTGCAATTACGCCGTGGAGATGGCGGTTGGGTTATTGGACGCCGTGCCAGCCAATCGGCCGTGTGTGCTGCCGTAGCATCTGCATTGGTCACACACTTCGCGACACGCCCAGAAACAGAAATTGACATTTTGGTGGGTTGATCCTTGACATTTTGAGAAAATAGGTTCATGGGATTATTTGATCGAAAGCGCACCATTGAAACTGTTGCGCCAATGCGCGGTGCCGATGTAGCTGCACAAATTGGGCCAGCTCCGACACTTGATGCGTTCTTTCCTTTTGGCGGTGCTGATTATTTAGCAAGCCGCGAGGAAGCTATGTCCGTGCCAGCAATTGCTCGCGCACGCAACATGATTTGTAATTCAATTGCCACAATCCCAATGGTCACACGCGAGAAAGCAACAGGTCAGGTTGTTGATTCGCCCGTAGTAATCAATGATCCAGATAAGCGCGTTCCCGGTGCTGCATCATGGTGTTGGGCGGCCGAGGATTTATTGTTCACAGGATTTTCGTATTTTCAGCTGATGGATCAATTTGCCGATACTGGCCGCGTTCGTCAGATGTGGCGCGTTGCTCCTAATCGCGTTGGTGTATTTTTAAATTCAATTGGAACGCAAATTGAGTATTACACAGTTGACGGAAGCCGCGTGCCTGATTCCGGGCCGGGCAGTTTAATTGTTTTCTACGGCAATGATGAAGGATTGTTAAATCGTGCAGGTCGCACAATCCGCGCCGGTGCAGAGCTTGAAAGAGCAGCTGCAATGTATGCACGCGAACCGGTGCCATCAATGGTATTGAAATCAAATGGAACAGCGTTGCCAGCTGATCGCATTGCAAAACTTTTGGATGCGTGGGGCGCAGCTCGCAGGAATCGCGGAACAGCATTTCTCAATGCTGATGTGGAATTGACAACAGTTGGATTTACGCCAGAGCAAATTGGCCTCAATGCTGCACGCGAGATCATTGCCACAGAATTAGCACGGGCCGTTGGAATCCCGGCATACTTTATTGACGCGCCGACAGGATCATCCATGACTTATGCAAATGCCAGCACGGCGCGTCAAACCTTGTTGGACTTTTCATTGTTGCCGCTTATGAACAGCCTGAGCAGCCGTTTATCAATGCCAGATTTTACGCCATCAACACAGCGTGTGGAATTTGACTTAAAGGCTTACCTACGCGGATCAGAAAAAGAGCGTGCCGAGATTTACAAGATTTTATTTGAAATCGGTGCAATTACCACCGAGGAAATTAGACAAATGGAGGAAATGATCTCATGAAGCTAACAACACCAATGCAAATTACGGCAGCTGATTCGGACTCACGGACAATCACCGGCCGCATTGTTGCGTTTAATGAGCAAGCAAATGCATCGACAGGCAAGGTTGTTTTTGCTCGCGGATCAATTCAGCCAGGTGATGTATTTTTAAACCTTGAACATGACATTACGCGCAGAATTGGAAAGAGCATTGCAATGAGTGTGAATGACAAGGAAATGACGGCCACATTTAAGATCGCCAACACTACAGCTGGCAACGATGCATTGATCGAAGCAATGGAAGGCTTGCGAGATGGATTCTCAATTGAATTGGCCGTTGATGATTATGAAATGCAAAAAGACGGCACAATGAAAGTCAAGAATGGCCAACTTGTAGGCGTTGCATTGGTTACAGAGCCGGCTGTCCGATCAGCTCGTGTCAGCGAAGTAGCAGCATCAGAAGATTCTGAAACTCATGAAGTTACAGATACAACAAACCCAAATGAAGGAGACAAAGTGGACAACACTACCGAACAAGCCGCTCCTGCCGTTGAACCGGTAGAAGCTCCAACAGTCGAACCTGTGCAAGCATCTCGTCCTGCTTACTACACAGCACCACGATCACCAATCGTAAATAAGGTTTCATACCTTGAGCATTACCTCAAGGCGACAATTTTGCATGATGAGGATTCTCGTCAGTATGTAAAGGCTGCCGATAACACCACATCAACAGCACCGGGCATGATCCCAACACCACAAAGCACACAGATCGTCAATGCATTGGCAAACGCTGATCGCGGAATGATTGATGCGCTAAGCCGTGAAACATTGGTTGGCGAAGGCATGACTTTTGAGATTCCTCGCGTTACTGGCGTTCCAACTGTTGCAAATGTCGCAGAAAATGCAGCTGTTACAGAATCAAACCTAACAGCAACATTTTTGAGCGTTCCTGTTCAGTCATTCAAAGGCCGTGCCATCAGTACGGTAGAATTGATTGACCGCAGCCGGCCTGAGTACCTCACCGCGCTCCTTCAAAATCTCGAATTTGCTTATGCAAAAGTAACTGATGAATTTGCTGTTGGCACAATTGCTGGTGCAGGTCAACAAACTGGTGTTAATGCAAACACAGCAACAGGATTTTTGGGATACACATCTCAAGCTGCCGGTGCTGTTTATGGATCATCACTCGGATTTGCTCGCAACATTGTTGTGTCTCCCGGACAATGGACCAACATAATGGGCTACAACGATAATGGCGCCCCGTTGTACAACGCGGCACAGCCATCAAATGCAGCTGGAAATGTGAGAGGCGATTCATTGCGCGGTGTAGTTTCACCGGGTCTTAACCTTTATGTTTCACGCTCAATTGGTAACGCTGGCCCAACAACATCAACCGGAGATTTCTCAATGGTTGTTGTTAATCCAGATGCATGGACATGGTACGAAAGCCCACGCTTTAACCTACGCACCAACATTAACAGCGATGGAACCATTGACATTCTTTACTATGGTTACGGCGCAATTGCTCCAAAGATTCCATTTGGTGCTTGCTGGAACCAAAACTAACAATCAAGAATCG